GCGGTTCTCCACCTTGTCTATCGTAATAAACAATCTGCCCGATTTCCTCGTCATACTTGACTTCCAACTCCGCCCCCTTCGGAACCTTAAGCTTTCCGGTAAGCCATTTTTTGTAAGCATGAATTTGGGTAAGGGTAAAGTTATATTCCTCCTGCAAGCTGATAAGCTGTTCAATCATACCTTGCGGGTATTGGGAGAATAATAAATCCAGGTAGCTTAATGAATAAAGCGGGATCCGGCCCTTGTATTCGGAGGGAATAGAAGTGTCAAGAATCATCTTCTTTGAAGTAAATATTGAATACTTCCCTTCCGGATTGTCTTTATCCGGAACCTGCCAACGCTCAAATACTCGGCAAGCTCCTTCAAGAGTATTCTTTTCTTCATTCTTTCCCTCAAGCATATTAATTAACTGTTGCTCGATATCGCTTAAGGATATATCTTCGGAAGGAACATCAACGCCATACTGCTGTTTGATTTCCTCAATCGTCATCGTGCGCTGGATAATTTTGTATTTCTTTAGCGGATCCTCGAATACATCAAACTGGCTGAATATGAAACATTCCGCCTCTCCAATCGCGCCCTCATTAAGCTGATCCGCCATATAATACTTGGCGACTGTCCGGCTGTTGTAGTAGGGATAAAGATAACCTTTTCCGGTTGCCAGGGCATAACCAAAAACCTTGCACAAGATTAACATCATGCCGGAATATTCCTGGCTTAATACCGGATTATGCTTGTTGCACATCTGCCAGAAATCTTCTAAGGCCTCGCTTGCCACACGCGCGGCCGACTTATCCCGGTCTGAATTGGTCGTTGGTTCAACGGAAGTATGGGCCTTCATCAACAACATTCTCGCTAAAAGCGATCGATAAAGCGGAAGGATATAATTAGCCGTCTTCTTAACTTTTTTCTTCCTATCCTCGCTTTGCAATTCCCAAAGTATGCGTTCTTCTCCACCAGAAGTTACCGGCTTGCCGTTTATTACAAAATGCTGCTTGCCGAATAAGAAGGCCAGGTTGACAAGCCATTGCCTTTCCTGAATTGAGCGATTCCTCTGGATTTTATCTTTCTCTTCGGTGTATTTCTTGATTAAATCAGAGTTTTTCTTATCCTGCTCTTCTTCTTTTTGGATAGGCTTTTCCATATCGATTATTCTCCGTATTTAAGTCCTGGTTCCTCTTTGGAAGTTTCGTCCTGATTAATAACCCTTCCAGAATTCTCATAGATCTTTGCCACAAATTCCTCAAGGGCTTTGAGCTTATGCTCTAATTCTTCAACCCTGATCGCAAGCTTATCAGTTTCGGTTAATCCGGGAGGAAGCGCAATCTCAGTTTTTTTATCCTTGCCTTTAACCTTTGTCTTTGCGGTTGTCTTTTTCATGTTTCCCCCTATAACCCCTTTCTTATGTCTTTGTCTTTGTCTTTGTCTTTAACCCCTTAGGTGTCCTCAACTTGACCTCTAATTGACCTCAATTTGACCTCAAACCAACAGCGACGAGTTAAGGAATTCTAATAACCTTAACATTTAACCCAAGTTCTTTTAAAACTCTATGCATTTCTTCTTGTTCAGGAGAAAGTTTACCAAGATAAGTATTTAGATACTTACTGTTTTTTGATAAATCTTGTTTTATTTCTATAAAAAAAGCTTCTAACTTACCATTTACTTTTTTATAAAACAAAAAGTCAGGCCAGCCTTTATACAAAATATCATACCCACAACTTTTAGCAAAATCTTGAACATATCTTTCACGCTTATTATATTTATCTTTTTGCTTGCTATATAACATTAGATTCTTTCCTTCCCTTTACTAAACATCTAAACAATCTCCCTATTTTCATCGCAAGAAATGGTCCTTAAACCGCCTTCTTCTGCTCCGACAAAGTTCTTTTTGATGTCCTTTTTAACCCTGGACCAAAAGGCCTGATTAGGCGTTTCTTCTGGAACAGGAGCCTTCGGCAATGGAGGTCTGCTCATTAAGGCATAGCGCATCTCGTCAGCCGCGTGATCTTCTCCGTTTGTATCTAAATCCTCCGGGATAGATTGGTCGTGAATTAATCCCGGGAGAGTGCGGATAGCGTTAATACAATTCTGCGTGATCAAAAATTTAGCCGTTTCTTTACCGGAATCATTAACGAAAGGCTTGAGATATTCCCTCATCTTTCCCCAGCCGATAACTCTTGCGTTATCTCCGCGGAGTAAGGGGAGATTGGATCCAAATACCGCCTGCATAGTTTCTCCACCGCTGGGCCCTTTAGCCGCTAATTCTTCCTGTTTGAAAGCGTTCTGAAAGTGATGTTGTTTATCGCCCCATATCGCCGGGTCAGCTACACCGTAGGAAATCGGTTCATTCCCATTCATTTCCACAATCTTGCGCGCTAAATCCTCGTAGGTATATCCTTCGACATAAAGCTCTTTATAACGGACAATCGTTCCTTCCGGGAAGCTCGCATACCAACCAACGCTTGCCGGCTGTCCATAACCATAATCAAGAGAAAAAAATCTATTATTTGGAACACCCCAATCAGATACCGAGGGGATTACATGGATCCTTCTGGCAAACTCTTTAAAGAATTGTCCGGAGAAAATATCCCAATCTCCATATCGTAAGGCTTTCTTATCAACTTCCGGAAGCATATCAAGCCGGCGTAAGTAATCCGGGTCATTTGTCAGAAGAGCCGGGTTATCCTCAACAGAAGCGAATACAAACGCCCTGGATAGGCCCATAGGATCATTTGGGGTAGTTTCGGTATCCTCGTCATTGACACGCTTAAAGAATTTAGGCGTTCCGTTACCGTCAAGGCGATCGATGAATCTGTCCTTAACCCAAGCATGGCCGATGTTGCCAGGGTTGGCGGTTGAGCGAGTATAGCAATTTATTCCTTTAGCCGAGCTTCTATTCTGGGCCAGCAAGAATAAATACATCGTCAAAGTGAATTCCTCAAGCTGGTCAAATCCGATAAATCCGTATTCATGGCCCTGGTAATTATATTTATCCTTTTCATCCTTGCAGTATCCAAAAGCGATGAAGTTTCTATTCGGCCAAGTCCAACGGAGTTTCTCTCCATTCCAGGAAGCGCTTGATCCGTGGAAAGCCTTGAATGAACGCTCTACAATTTCGCTTAACTTTGGCTGGGTCCTGCGGAAGATTATAGCTTGATATCCGGGAGTTGATAACTGCGCTGTAGCTTCGGCAAGTAAGGCATCCGTCTTGCCCGGACCTTTAGTTCCTCCAAATAAAGCCTCATACCAAGGGAGCATAAGGAATTTCTCTTGCTTCGGCTGCGGGTGCCATTCAGGATTCTTTTTAGACCTTCCTGCTGCCATCAGTTAATTTCTCCAGTTCTGCTTTTGCGTCTAATTTAACCGGAATAAAAAAATGCGTGTGGGTTGACTGATCAAGAATAATGCTTTTATCTCCCTCAATCTCGGCGCGCGCTTCTCGGATGATCTGGGGCATTATTCCGACATTGCGCTTTTCAATCCGGCTTAATTCGTTTCCGTCTTTATCGTAATTTATTTTATCTAAGCGCCAAGAAAGACATTCATCGGCTGCCTGTTTTAATAAATTAAGCCGGTTTACTTTTTTGGCCAAAGGATGTTTTAAAACTCGGCGCTCGGCTTCCCTTGCCATTCGCTCAATAATCTTTTTCCAATGTTTATCTTTGAGGTAATTCTGGTAAATATTTTGAGGAGAGATCTCTATGCCAGTTTGTTCTTTTAATAAATCAGCGGCAACACAAGCATTATGCCCTATACTTAAAATAGAACAAAGCCTTAACTGTTCCTCAGCGGATAATTTTTGTCTTGAGGGGTCTGGCATTTATTAAATTTCCTTTCAATACAGCCTTTATCTTAACTTCAAGTAATACGGGGCAATGGTTTATTAAATCTCTGCCCATAAGTTCAAGTTGCGCAAGCTTTAATGAATCTTTAACACTGAATTCAAAAGTAGCGTGCTTAGCTCCTTCTTTATCCAGATAGGTTTTTTCTAAATATCCGTTAGCTTTAAACTCAGGCTTGGGTTTGCTCATATCTACTATAAAGTATAGTGCTAAGGGGGGTTAATTCAAGAAAAAAAAGAATTGACGCACGCTTTGGATATGCTATAGTATCATAACAAGGAGGTAAAAATGGCTAAAGGAATAAAGATGTCAGAAGAAACGAAAAAGAAGCTAAGTATTGCGCGGATAAAATATTACAAGGATCATGTTCCCTGGAATACCGGAAGGCATTTGTCGCTTGAAACAAAGTTAAAGATTAGCCAAAGCGAAAAAGGCAAGACGATTACAGAAGAACACCGTAGAAAGTTAAGTAAAAGCCTTAAAGGTAGGGCACCTTGGATTAAAGGTAAACATCATACCAATAGTTCAAAATCTAAAATTAGCAAGGCATTATCAGGGGCCAACAATCCTCGGTGGAAAGGTGGCAGGAGAATAAGAAACGGCTATGTGGAAATTTTAGCAAAACAACACCCGCATTGCGGATGTGAAGGATATGTTTCAGAACATAGGCTCGTTATAGAAAAATATCTCCGAAGATATTTAACCAGAATAGAGTGCGTTCATCACTTAAATAATATTAAATCTGACAACAAAATAAGTAATTTGGTAGTTTTTAAGGATAATTCTTCTCATAGAAAATTAAATTTTGATAATCTTGTTTTTGACGGTAGAGTTAACTCCTAAGCAATATGCGTTCACACACAGAAAGGGCGTGTTGCAGGGATAAAATATTTTCCTCAATTTCCTTCTTTTTTTGGCCCAAAAAAGCGCTTTCTTTATCCGTAATAACCCGGCGCTCATAAAAAAGGCGGATTAACCTCTTGCGAGGAATCCGCACTCTTACCTGATCTACCGGACAAATCTCTTGAGCCATAGGCTTATTGTAATTTAAAACTTAATAATAATCAAGCCAAACTTCTTAAGATTACAGGGTGCATTAGTCGAGCCTCTTTAGGATTTCAGCGCGACAGGAGTTGAAACCTTCTACCTTATCAATTCTTCCAAGCGTTTCTTCCTCCGGCACAATTCTTTTTATAAGTTCGGTGATTGCGGAGATAAAAAGTCCA